TGTAAATGCTGCAATAGAGCATAAGAATACAGTTGACCCGTATTCTAATCATACTTATACTTCAAAATCTAACTGGAAGACACGAAACGGTCATTAAAAAATAGCAAAACTGCGTTTTAACCGGTTAAATAGCTTCGCTGTCGCGTTTAGTAGCTTTAGACTAGCTAAACGCCTACCGCGAAAATCAAGGCGCCTTAAAACGAGTTTAAACACTCCGAAATATCGAAAGTAAATAGAAATTTTTAACGTTTTTATCATTTTTACTGGAGAAAGTTATGTTACTTAAAATGCTACTAAGTTTTGCCTTCTTTTTACATATAAAGTTCCATTTCTATTTAAATTTAGGTAGGTTATTTTGTACACGATGTTACTTTCAAACAAAATGGACTAATCCTTGCCATGACTGTATAGCTTTTGATACATGCAATAATATTAATTACTTTAAGGTAAAAAAATGAACAATACTTCAATAATAATAGGCCCTCCTGGCACAGGCAAAACAACAACCCTCCTAGACTTAGTAGATGAATACCTATCAAAAGGTACTGATCCAATGAAAATAGGTTTTGTATCTTTCACTAGGAAAAGTGTTGAAGAGGCTAAAGCCAGGGCGGCTAAGCGCTTTAATAAGAATCCAAAATTCTTCCATTTCTTTCGTACACTACACTCCCTGGCCTTTTATCAACTAGCTATGACCAAGAATGATGTAATGGAGTTGGATCACTATAGAGAAGTAGGTAAGATTTTAGGTGTAGTTATTAAAGGTAAAAGTGCTTCTGATTATGCAGTAGAAGAATTAGAAAAAGGCGATCAGCTTGTATTTATTGAGTCTCTTGCAAGAATGCGTTGTGAAAGTATAGAAGATACATACAATAGGGAAAATTTAGACTTTAGTATAGATGAATTATATCTTTATAAAGAAACTTTAGAAAAGTATAAAAAAGTAAATATCTTGAGCGACTTTACTGATATGTTGACTAAATTTCTTTATCAAGGTGTAACACCTGCCTTAGATGTTTTGTTTGTAGATGAGGCACAAGATACATGTTTATTACAATGGAAGTTAATTGAGAAACTATCTTTAACTTCTGCTAAAACTTATATAGCTGGTGATGATGATCAGGCAATATTTAGATGGTCTGGTGCCGATATTGAATACTTTATAGACTTGACAAAAAAGCATCCCACAACTGTACTTAAGCAAAGTTATAGACTACCAAGTAGTATTCATAACTTAGCAGATACAATAATAAGTGAAATACGTAATAGAGTACCTAAAAAATATAAAGCAACTAAAGAAAAAGGTCAAATAGAATGGGTTGCTAGTCTAGATGATATAGATATGTCAACAGGAAACTGGCTAATTTTAGTGCGTAATATTTTTATGATAAATCAGATTCTAGAGTATTTAAGATATACAGGGTTTACTTATAGTAGTAGATTTAAAAACTCAAAGGATATTGAAAGTTTAGAAGCTGCTTTAAATTGGGAAAGATTACGTAAAGGTGAGTCTATAAAGTTTGAAGATGCTAAAGTAGTTCTGTCTTTTATGTCCAATAAACAGTATACTAAGCCATTAACTATTAGCAGAAAGAGTGATTCTTTAATAACACTTAAGGAGATACATAACTTATGCCAATTAAAAAATGCAGATAAGTTTTGGTATGATGCTCTTGACAAGATTAGTGTAGAAGATAGAGAATACTTTATTGCTGCAAGAAGAAGAGGTGAGTCCTTTGTAAAAGAACCCAGGATACACGTATCAACTATTCATGGCGCCAAAGGTGGAGAGTGTGAAAATGTTGTAATTTTAACAGATATGTCAATAAAGACATACAATGCTATGCTGAAAAACTATGAAGATGAGGTACGAGTATTCTTTGTTGGTATTACAAGAGCAAAGAAGAATTTGTACATAGTACAGCCAAACACTAATTGTTATTTTTCAATATAGGAGTTAATTATGCAAGAACAAGATTATAAATTCAAAACTATACCCTATGAATGCCAACAGATAGGTTGGTCAAAAAATATAAAAAAGAAGTACTATGCTTTGCTAATGGATCTTGGTACAGGTAAAACTAAGGTGACATTAGATACAGCCGGCTATATGTTTTTAAATGGCTGGATAAATGCATTAATGGTTTTCGGTAACAACGGTAGCTATATGAACTGGGTAGAGGCTATTGATGAACACTTACCAGATATAGTTCCTAGGGCAGTTGGAGTATGGTCCTCTAAAAATACTAAAAAACAAATCGATGCAATGTATGCAGCAATAAAAGCTCCTAAGTCTATTCTGCGAATATTCCTTATGAATATTGAAGCCTTAGCTTTTCCTAGGGGATTTGCTGCAGCGATGGAATTTGTAAAGTCCAATACCACCCTGGCTGTAGTTGATGAATCTACTACTATAAAAAATCCTGATGCAGCACGTACTAAAGCAGCCTTTAAAATTCGAGATATGGCCAGAGCTAGAAGGATACTTACAGGTTCACCTGTTGATAATAGACCTCTTGATGCTTGGGCACAATTTGAGTTTTTAGAAAAAGGCTGCTTAGGATTTAAGTCCTATTATGCTTTTAGAGCACAGTATGCTGAACTTCAAGAAATAACTATACAGAGAAAAGGAAACTTACAGTCATTTAAGCATGTTACTGGTTATAAGAATTTAGATAAATTAAGGGCAACTATAAATGAGCTAGCTTATATAGTAAAGAAAGAAGATTGTTTAGATTTACCTGAGCGCCTTCCACCTATGTACTATAATGTAGAACTGACAAAAGAACAAGCGGTACTTTATGAATCATTAAAGAAAAGATCCATTGTTGAGTTAGAGAAAGATGGAAGTATAGTCTCAGTAAAGCAAGCAATAACTAAACTGCTTCGTTTACATCAATTAGTTTGTGGACATTTAAAAGATGATGACGGAGTTTTTCATGAAATAGAAACAAATAAGATTAAAGTTTTAGGTGAAATTTTAGATGAAACTCGTGGAATAGTGATTATTTGGACACACTACACATATGATATATTAAATATTAAAAAGTTTCTTGAAAAAGAGTATGGACCAAAGTCTGTGCTTACTTATTATGGAGATACTAGTCAAGAAGAGCGTGCTTATGTTAAAGAGATTTTTAAAAGAGGTAGAGAGAACAATGAGACGCGGTTCTTAGTAGCTAATGATAAGACAGGTGGATATGGTAATAACTGGACAGCTGCCACAACTTCGATATACTACAGCTATGACTATGACTATAATATACACCATCAAACACAAGATCGAATATATAGAATTGGACAAACAGAAAGGACTACCAACGTATATCTAGTAACTAAAGGTACTGTGGAAGAAAAGATGATAGAGGTTTTACGCACTAGAAAAAATATAGCTGATATGCTTATACAATCTAACTGGAAGGACTTATTTTGACTTACATAAAATAGCAAAATTGTATTTTAACCGGTTAAATAGCTTCGCTGTCGCGTTTAGTAGCTTTAGGCTAGCTAAACGCCTACCGCGAAAATCAAGGTGCCTTAAAACGAGTTTAAACACTCCGAAATATCGAAAGTAAATAGAAATTTTTAACGTTTTTATCATTTTTACTTGAAAGGACTAAGATTATGGAAAAAACTGTATTTAATACCTTGTACAAGAAGGCTAGTAATGGAAAAGTATCTGAATGGAAGTTATCTGTGGAAATACAAGACGTGTATGCAGTTATTACAACAGAACACGGCTATGTAGATGGTACAAAACAAACTGACGAGGTAGTTATATCAAAAGGCAAAAATATTGGCCGATCAAATGAGACTTCAATAAAAGAACAAGCCCTGGCAGAAGCTACTTCTAAGTGGAAAAAGCAAAAAGATAGAGGGTATACTGAAGACCCTTCTGGAGAAGCTAATATGAAAGTTATTCTTCCTATGTTAGCACAGAAATATAAAGAAAGAAAAAAGTACATTAAGTTTCCTTGTTATGTGCAACCGAAACTAAACGGAATGCGTTGTATATCTTATATAAAGAATGGAACCAGGGTGTATCAGTCAAGACTTGGTAAGTATATATTTACACTTGACCATTTAACAAAGGACCTTGAATCTTTATCTGATTTGGTTCTTGACGGCGAAATATATTTGCATGGCATGAGTTTACAAGATATTGTTTCACTTGTAAAGAATCAGGATACAGAAACTATTCGAAACAATCTTACAGTTAAGGACTTAGAATATTGGGTGTATGACTGTGTATCACCTCTGCCATTCAAAGAACGACATAAATTATTAGGGGGTTTTGATGGGAGAGTAAAACTTCTACAAACTTTTATATGCCATAACGTAACTGAACTTGAAAACTTTCATAAAAAATTTCTTGAAGATGGCTATGAAGGCACTATCATTAGAAATGCTGACGGTTTATATGCTATTGGTAAACGGTCTAATGACTTGCAGAAATATAAACCTGTTCTTGATGGTGAGTTCAAAATAGTTGGTGGATATATGGTAGAAACCGGTAGAGAGCAAGGAACTTGCATCTTTACATGTATAACAGATAATGGAAAAGAGTTTGATGTAAGACCTAAAGGGACTTTAGAAAGAAGAAAGCAATATTGGAGAGATCTCAGCAATGATATGAGAACTGAACCTTGCAGTAGTCCTGATTGCCGTTCTCACGTAACGAAACCTTGCGACAAATGTGGGAAACAATGGGGAACACTAAAGCTTCTTTTCAAAATGCTTTCTTGTGAATTTCAAGAATGGACTGCAGAAGGCAAACCATTTCACGCCAGGGGTGTAGCAGTGAGAGATTATGAATAATTACTCTGTCACAGGTTAAAACTGCCGTGGATATTATATAAGGATAATTACAGGAAAAATCACAAAAAATAAAAGAGCCCTGGCACTATTGCCCTCGGGCTCTTTCTGGAGGCAGCCTACGTGGCTGGTGGGATTTATTCTATAACTGGTATAATGCCTGCAAGATACATTTGAAGATCAGTAATATGCTTCACCCAATCATGACCAATTTCGTTATTTACACGGTCAATCAATCTTTCGACAGTAAAAGTCAATACTCGTTTAAAAGCTTTTCGCTGTATAAAGTTGAGTTTCTTCTTTGATTCTAGAAACTTTAAAGCTTCTGTTACCATGAACTCTGCTTTTTGTTTCCCTGTCCCAGATTCTTTCCATTTGCGCTCAGCTTCTATGACACATTCTTTAACGATATGCCACAAACTATCCCAAATATCTTGAGCAATTTCTTTAACAAATTTTGATAAGAAACCAGTTACAACCTTCATAGCTAAAGCTAAAGCAATTTTATTCATATAACCCCCTTGTATGGATAAGAATTTAGAATTTCTATATAATGGTTTTCTTTTTTACTCAATAAAATGTTAGTTAATTCTTTTTCCAAGGATTGACTTATGCATGTATTTGATACTTTTTTCTTTGCCACCAGTATACAACCTTCGGTATCTTTATCTGTGTTACCTCCATGAATACGTATTCCTGAAAAACCAGGTACATTTAAAAGCAGTGGCATAGGTCTATTAAAACGAGAAGAAGTGTTTACTATAACTTGATATCTTCCACTTGGTATGGCTGTTTTTCCATACACTTTAGGAGAGTTATTAGGTCTTACGACATCTTCAAGAGTATACCCAAAAACAGTATCGTTTATCAGCATAAGACCGATAGTGCATTCTTCATTGTAATTTGTTCTTAAAACGTATAAATTCATACCAACTCCTTATGAAATACTTTCTAATACATAGGTTACATTACCTGCCTGTATTCCACATTCTCCAGCAGGGAATTGCTGGTTAAATGTTGGTACACCGTCAACAACAATCATGCGATACAAACCTAAAGCATCTTGACCGTGATAAGGAAGAGAAAGTCTCCCTGGCTGACTTGTTATCGCATTATTACTATACACGCACACTGGCATAGTTTGTCTAAGATACGTGTTTTCATCTGTATTTGCTGCGCACAAAGGATGAAAAGTGCCTACTCGTTCTATGTATAGATTACCTGGTTCTGAAAGCATAATTTTAGTAGTTGGCCAAGAAAGTGTTACAAGATTTCCATGACGAACCCATCGTATTGGTATAGGTATACTGATTGAAGAACCAGCAGTTGCTTTAAGATAAGCATCATTAAACACGCCCGTAGTTTCTTCTAATTTATCTGATTGAAGATCGTCAACACTATTTTGCAGGTTTGCAATATCAATTTGTGCGTCTTGAATATCTAACACATGAGAATCATTTTCTTCATCTAGATACTTAAGCCACTCATAGTACATCCAATGCAACCAATTAAAGTATTCACGAGGAGGTTTTTGCCCATCTAACCACCCCGAATCTTTGAGATCTACAGGATCAACTCTACTTGGGCCCGGATTGTGTAATAATTGTAACGCGAATTCTGGTAATTTGCTTGGTTTAGCCACTTTTTCCTCCTATCCTATACCAAAGAGACAAACTCTCCACCTTTAGTTAAATCAGTTAAACTTCCAAATCCACTGCCTTGAGGATCTCCGTAAAAGCAAAAAGGATTCAGACTCCCTTTTGCAACAGATAAACCTACTCCAATGGGAGCTATGCTTTTTAAAAGTTTTTTCAAATTATCTGGGATACTTCCACTATATATTACTAAATAAATCTTAGCTGGGTGTATTTCCGTATACTGTATTTTACTTGCAGAAGTAAGTATTTTTGCACATTCAATTATATCTTCTGGAACTCCTTGAGCGCAGTTTAGAAAGATTCTGAATTTGATAGCCACTCTGTAATCATCATCGTTTCTCTCATCTCTTGTTTCACCAACAAGGTTTCCAAGCATATCTAACTGCGCTTTTGTGGAAGTGTCAATATCGAAGCAATTTTCTACAGTATTTAATACTTCTGCAATTTCGTCATTTTTTTCAGCAAATATTTCTATTAAACTCAGTAAATTAGAAGAGTTTTTAAATTGCTCCATGACTAAAAATTTAACTTGTTCTTTATATGACATACAGCACCTACTCTATAACAAGTATTCTTGTTGAATCAAATTTTGCGATTTCAGAAGGACCTAGAGCAATATTGTCTTCCCCGTATATTGGAGTATCTCCCGGCAAATCTGTAATTGCTCCTTCAATGGTTATCTGAGCAATCCCAGGAACGTTAGTGTATATAGGACCAACAAACCTTTGTAATATAATATCTTTTCCAATACTTAAGGACTCTGCAAATTCTAGAACTTTACTTTTTATTATTGAAGCTCCATTACTTGGGAATTCTTCTTCGTTATAATAAGAATTAATAGTAATTCTCAAATGCGCATATTTTGTAACAGGTCTTGAAAAACCAAATGTTTGATTATACCCCTGGCTATCTCGTACGGTTACTGTAGTATTTCCAACAAGTTGTATACCAGCAGGTTTGTTTTGCCAGAGAAGATTTGCTATTTCAGAAGTTTCTCCTCCATCAACTACAAATTCACCTGAATGAGGAGGCCTTCCATAACTGTCAACAAAATCAGAATCGTTTTCATAAGGTAGTACTTTAGTTACACCTTCTACTAATTGAGCTATTTTTGAAGCAATAGCTTCTAAATTACCACCGCCGTTTATTTTAAGACTTTTGTTTCTCCTAACTCTTACTTCATCATCCTTTTCAATTTCTCTACCTAATTGACCGTCATAGAAATTTGAAATAGCGTTTAACCCTGTGTAAGGAGTTTCTATGTTTGTCAAAGTATTAGCCACAGCTAATATGCGTCCTTTATTTACTGAATAACAAATACCTGGCGACCAGATTTTGTCTAATGAAATATCACCAGAATTGCCTGAACTAATATCAAAAGAAAACACAGATTCTTGAGTTAAACTATCTATCTTTATTTTTGAACCTTCAATAACTGCTGCTTTTGCAATTGTTGAATAGTAGCTGTTGATTCGATTAACTAATGCCAGGGCTATTTCAGCTCTTGTTAAACCTGAACCACTAACAGTTATACTTGTACTATTTATAGTGATGCTGTAATTTTTGTCAGCAGCAGTTAAAATATCTAATTCAACTCTGCAAGCGTTTTCTTTTGATATGGTTATTGAATTTGGTAAGTCAAATAGTTCTCCTGTGTCTATGACACTTCCTTTAAAATTAGCTGGTATAACTGTTCCCTCTTCTCCTTCAAATTGGACGTATACTTTTGTTGAAGTAGCAGGAAGTCTTTTATGTAATGTAAGAGCTAATAATCTATCTAGGTTAACTCCTGATGAACTTAGAACATTGAATAAATTGTACACTTTTTCTATTTGCTCAAAATTCTCAGCAAAGAATTTAGACATTATACCTATAAATTGACCATAAATAGAGTCTTCATCTACATCTACTTCTCCAAAAACATTTTTGAAAGTTTCTTCAAACTCTGTTTTGAAGTCAACAAGTCGTTTTAGTATAAAACCTAGATCAGTTACACCGTATATCATATTGAATCCTCCAATTCACCAAAATCTGATATTACTTTAAATGACACAGATAACTTTCTATTAACTATGTCTATGTTTGTAGAAAACTCAGTAATATCTAACACGCCTTCAGTACTTAGTATAGCACTTTTAATAACACTTTCAATAACTGCTTGGTTAGGATTTTTAACCCAAATAACTTCTTGATAAGGAATACCAGACTCAATATTAAGGAACCATTCACCTAAAACATGTAAAAGCTTTATCTTTAATTTTTGACGAAGCTTATCTATACCTGAAACGTGTACTAAATCACGGTTTTTGATAACTAAGTCGTGAGTTATTGGGTCTAATAGTAAATCTTTCATATGTTTACCTTTGTCGAATGGCAATTTTAATACTGTAATCTTCAATCCGGCCGTGTTGTGATACTGTTCTGCATGTGATAATATACACTTTACCTGCAATACCACCTGAACACCAAAAGGTAACTTTGTTATTTGTAATTGTCGGTGATTCAACAGTGATACCCTCAGGCGCAATAATTTCTGCACTTGTAACAGTATCGTCGTCTACAAAGTGCTCTGTATAATCAAGGGTGAAATCCACCCTTGAATCCGGATCT